GTTTTGTTTGTGCTGCTTTTCCTTTTGCAGTTGATCCATCTTGTTCTTTTGGTTTCTTCTTATCTACAAACTTTAACTTGCCATCTTCAGTCGTCGCAACAAACTTACCACGGGAGTCTAACCAACCGCCGTGTCCATCACTCTTGAGGTTCATTTTATTCGCCTGCATACTTGCCTGCGATTGTGCCTCATTCAGGAACTGAAAGAAACTTTTCATTGATATTGATATTTCCTATACTATATTTAGTGTATCAAAACACCTTAACATAAACGCTAGCGTTAAAGTTTGTTTTTCTTGGTGATGCATCTATTCCAACACCTTTCTCAAGTGCCATTTCTTCTTTATTCAATCCCGTAACATAACTAATTGAAGCGGCAGCTTCATATAGGTTTTGAATTACTCTTTGTTTTACTCTCTCATTAGGGATAGCAGAAATTGCTACTCCCAATTCTCCTGCTCTTGCCTTGCTCCAAATTGCAGACTCATCTTTCATAGATCTTTCAGAGGGATCAAACACAGTTCCATTTATTTCTTTCCACATCTCTCCAACATACTCTGCAATTCTATCCATGTGTGGAGTTATTTTACTCTTTTCGTTTCTTGCTTTTGTTACACCTAATTGTCTACCATTGAACCAGGGACTAGTTTTTACATCAATATCACTATAATTACTTTGTATTTGATTTAATTTACTTACCCCAGATTTAGCAGTATCGTTTATTATTTTTTGAAAATTAGTGGCTCCAAGATTACCCATCTTTGCTGCAGCTCTTGAAGGATATCCAGATTGAGTATATTCAAGTTCTATCTTTTTATTATCAACATGATACTTCAATCTAATATGTTTTTGAGAACCAGCAACTACTTTTCCACTAATAGAATTAGGATTTCTTCTGGCGGTTGATGCTTTTTGTCCCCTTGAAAGTTGAACTGTTTCTATCGTAAAATTAATTTTTACGTCTTTGTTTCCATAGTCATATTCTATTGTGGCATTTCTAGTCTCATTCAAAGCAATCCTAGAGACAAATTCATTACTATTGACTATCTCTATATGAGGTGTTTTTTGAGGTTTCTTCAAAGAGATGGGTATAATATTTCCATGACTAAATTGATCGGCCAGAAATTGATTACAATACTCAAGAGATATTTTTGATCTAGACATCACTCTTTTGTTTAGTCTATTAAGTGCTCTTATACCATCTAAATTCATCGCCCAAACATCAGCAGGATTCCATTTATCAGTTTTTGCTCCCGTTCCTGCCTTTAAGAATGCTGTGTATGGATTGTTTGCAGTTGCTCTACTATCAAATAACTTATCATTAAATATTTTGTGTTTAGTACTAATTTTAAATCTTTTTTTTACCTCTTGCATATTTCTTCCTTGGGCATCAATCCAATTTAATTTTCCACTAACATTACCACTAATGTACTGCACAAATCCATCGGCAAATTTTGAACTAGAAAGATTAACTGAAGATTGAGCAACGATGTATCTCTGAATATCATTAATTACTTTAGGGTCTAGTTTACCACCCCTAATTAATACTTCTTTTGTTAAGGCAGAATTATTCTTTATAGAATATGCTAGACAAACTTGCGCTAACACTTCTGAATATAATTCAGTACTTGCCCCTGCCATTTACTTATACTTTTTAAATATTTATGGAGCTATAACCCCTTGAGGTAGTCCCTTTCTTTCTGATAAGGAACTATCTCACCAGTCTTGAGTTTCCATGCATACTCCAGTTCAGGTAGTAACCATTCGTGAACTGGAGCACATGCTTTCCAATTGACTGGTTGGATACAACCCATCACAACTACAGACCAAAATGCCGCAATGTAGTTAGTGATGGTTAGCATTAAACGTCTCCTTCTTTCCTATTCTCAGATTTAGTAACATCAAACTCACCACCAGGATAGCGTGCTTTCAGTTTCTCTACATTCATTTCAATCACCTCATCAAATGTGGTGTCCAATGCCATACATGCCTGGGCCAGATACCAACAGATATCACCCAGTTCACGTTTCATATGAAAGACATTATCTTCGTTGTAAGGTTTGCCTTGCAAGAAGATTTTCTTCACGACTTCAGTGAACTCACCTGCTTCTGCAGATAATCCAAGAGCAGCAGTCATAAGTTGTGGAACATTACAATCATGACTAACCTCAAGTTCACTGAGACGTGCTGCAAGAATAGGCCAATCAAGACTAGGATCACTAGTGACTCCTTTTACAAATTCAAGGTACTTTTCGGTATCAACTTTAGTCATGGAAATCAGGGATAAATGGTTCTTGACAATTTGGGGGGAGTTGTTGTGTAGGAAGTTTTTGTCCTTCTACTTCAATATATTCTACCTCTTCCCAACTACCACCGACACCACCGTCCATATTGACAACGATATCTTTAGTTGGGAGTTTGGGTCTTTCTAACAGTTTAACATCAACTGTTTCGTAAATTGGTTTAAATTGGTAATAGTGTCCATCACTTCTTGTCCCAATAAGATTAACGGCATCTTTGATAGAACCGCAGTCAGCAATCTTTTTACCAGTTGGATCAAATACAGAGTAGTATCCGTTCAAAACTTAAACCCCTCAAATGATTTCTTTGGTTTTTGTTCCTCATTATTATACTCTCCATCTTGTCCACTGTCAAGAATGTCATCCTGTGCTGATTGCTCACAATCATATAAGCGCATCTTGGCACGATCAATACCAACTACAAAACGCTTGAATACAGTAGGATCATTATATCTATTTTTCAGTTGCTTCACCATAATTTGTCCAAGTCCTTCGAGCTCATCTGTAGAAATAAGGGCAAACATAAGATCAGCAGTAGCAGGCAACCCAAAGGACTCACTTGTATCAGTAAGCTCCACATCAGAGCTACCATAACCAGAACGAGTGGTCTGAGTGGCAGATACGATAGGGACGTTTGCCTCGCAAGCAAGTCCTCTAAGCTCTTCAGCAATTGCTTTGACAACTGTATATGAATTGACATTGCTACCTGCGCGATACCTTTCGGAAGCACATATATTAAGGTAATCAATGAAAATAATATCAGGTCTAAATGATTTCTTAAGTGCAAGTTCATTAAGAAGTGATCTAAAGTGTCCTGCATGTGCAGTTGCGGTAGGATACTCCTTAATAATTAGGGACCCTTGAGTTTTTTGTGATAGTTTTGTTACCTTTTCCTCAAACATCACCCTAGGTAGATCTGTTAGTTCCTGAATAGGGACATTGAGGAGATTAGCATCAATTCGCTCCGCAATTTTCTCTTCAGCCATTTCAGCCGTGATGTATAATACGTTTTTCCCTCCCAAGAGTGCGGCAGCTGCAACATGACACATAAACAAACTTTTGCCGACACCAGTGCCAGCGAGAGCAATGTTAAGTGTTTTATTCGGGAGACCACCCTTCGTAATCTTGTTGAAATACTCAAGGTCGAATGGGATGAGGTCTTCCTTGCGATGGTATGATTCATATCTTTCCTCATAATCAAGTAAGTAATCATGTCCTACATGTGCATCAAAAGAAACTGCCAAGGCATCTGACAGAATACTAGGGATTGCATCACGGTCTTTATCTTTATCCTTCCCATCAGCAAGTGCAATAGATTCCATGAGTGCCAAATAAATGGCACGATCGCGACACCATTTCTCAGTAGTATCAACTAACCAATCATGATCTGTTGGAGAGTCGTCAAGATAACTAATGAGTTTTGTAATCTCAGTAAATGTTGTGTCATTAATATCTTGTCGCTTCTCTACTTCAATACAGAGAACTTCTTTTGTTGCAGGTTGATTATACTCCTGAACAAACTTTTCAATTTCCTCAAAAACAATTCTTTGATTAGAGTCCTCATAGTAATCAGGTTTAATAAAAGGAATTACCTTACGAAGATACTCCTCATTATAAAGAAGATTTCTTAGAATTAGAATTTCAACTTTGTCCATGCGGAATATCAAATACGAAGGTTATACGTGTTTCATCACCGATGTTAACGGTTCCATGAGGTAGTTTGTTATTGAACCAAAGAAGAGTTCCTGGTTCAACAATGACAGTTTCTTTGCCACAGAAATATTGATACCTTCCAAGTATTGAAAGGTGATATCTGTTTCTGC